AGATAGTTAAAATTCGATATGTTTAGGAGCATCTAAATGGCTGAGCAGACTTTCCGTTCACCGGGATTTTTCGAGCAGGAGATTGAGCTCATTGCCGGCGCGGCTGGGCCCGTCGGCACACCTGCAGGAGTTATTGGACCTTCCACAAAAGGTCCAGCTTTCGTCCCAGTGACTGTTGCAAATTTTACCGACTTTCAGACCAGGTTCGGAGGCCTCGATCCAGAGATTCAGGGACCATATGCCGTAAATGAGTGGCTAAAGAACAAGGGTGCTCTTACTTACGTCAGAGTCCTTGGAGCTGGAGCAAATAAGGATCTTGCTGATATTGATACCACTATTGCTCAGGGAACTGTCAAGAACGCTGGTTTCAAGATAGCTTCTCACAATGTTGGTTCTTACTCTGAAGCTTCAGTCCAGTTTATCACAGCAAAGCACTTCATATCGGCCTCCTCTCCTTCGCAGGAGCAGGGATGGCCAATGTTTTCAGACAATCCAAGCTTTGGTGTTGCACACGTTGGAGCTGATTCTGTAAATCTTGTCAGGGCTGTAATATTTGCCGCCTCTGGTTCAAGAGTCCAGATATTCAACTACAACGAATCTTACTCTCCAACTGCAGACGATAAGGCTTTCCTCGGCCCTGAGGACGGCTCAACAACTTCTCTGAAGTTCAAGATTGCAATATCTTCTTCTGATGCTTCTTATCAGTCTACCGTAATAACTGACGGCCAGGCCGGCGTCAAGATACTCACTGCCTCTCTCGATCCAAGAGACGAAGCTTATCTTGCAAAGGTTCTCAATACAGATCCTGATCTCTTCTCTGAAAAGAAGCACCTACTCTATCTTGACTTTGCAGTCGACAAGGAGCTGGCCCCAGCATCTGCAGGCGGTTCAGGGTCTGAGACTGTGGCAGTCCTCTCTGGTTCAGGAGCTTTCCTTGATAAGTTTGGAAGGTATGACACCAGATACACTACCCCAAGGACTTCTGCATTTATTTCACAGCCATTTGGAAAGTTCGAATACGATCTTTTCCACTTCGAGTCTATCTCTGATGGCGCTTGGTCGAATGATAAGATAAAGGTTTCGATCGCAAACATCATTGCTTCGACAGATAAGACCAATCCATACGGAACTTTCGATGTTTTAGTTCGCGAATTTGGCGATGACGATATCGATCCAAAGACGATAGAGCGCTACAGCAAGTGCTCGCTTGATCCAAATTCTGATAACTACGTTGCCAAGATGGTTGGAGACAAGAAGGTCTACTACAACCACGATGCAGACATCTCTGCAGAGCGTCGTTTGGTCATCTCTGGAAAGTATCCAAATCGCTCACAGAGAATAAGAATTGTTATGAATTCTGCCCTCGAGGCTGGTGAGGTTCCATCTGAGGCACTTCCATTCGGTTTCCGCGGCATACCAGCTCTGAAGACCAATGATTCTCTGTATGATGGAACTGGCGACCTCTCATTCGATGGTCTTACTTTCTCTTCAGGAAATCGTCTGGTTGGCAAGGGAGTTACAAGCGGATTGACTGGCTCTCTTCTTCCACCTCTGCCACTTCGCTTCAAGGTCACTCGTGGTGAGGTTTCCTCCACAGACTTTAACGTTGGAGCTCCAGGCCCCAATGAGAGAGCTGATGCAAGGTTCTTCTGGGGCGTTGTTGGAACCTCTGTCCCATCTACCGGCTCCATAGCCAATGCAATCTTGAATTCCAACGCAGGAACTCTTGATAACTCCTTGGTTTCTGCTTATACCAAGTTCCAGGGAATCACAAAGCAGGACGTGCTGGTCACTGGCTCAGCCGCAGACGTATTCAACGCTAACAAGTTCACTCTTGCAAGGGTTGCATTCTCTAACACCTCTTTCACCGATGTGACTGGAACTGCTGAAGCCCACATGAGAGAGTCTGCATACATCAGAAATGGTCTGCCAAATGGAACCGATTACAGGATACCATACGGCGCCAGCTCAAGAGTAACTCTTGGAACTCTCATTGCATCTTCTTCGGTGGTCTTCAACCGCTTTACGAACTATGCAAAATTCACCAACGTCTTCTATGGCGGCTTCGACGGTCTCAATATTCTCGATAGAGATAATCGTAAGATGAATGACCGCGCCTCCTCTGCAGAGACTTCTGGAAATGGAAATGGCAAGGCTCTTGGTTACATCGAAGCTGGTCTCACTGTAAATGCAGCTGGCGAGGGAACAGAGAACAATATCGTTTCCTCCTACCGCTCTGCAGTGGATATCATGACAGACGCATTCTCTTCGAATGTCAACCTCCTTGCAATACCAGGCATAAGAGAGCCACTGGTCACCAACTACGCTTCTGATAAGGTCCGCGACTACTCTCTCGCACTCTATCTCCAGGACATCGCAAGCTATGACGATAATGGAAATAGGGTTTGGGATGATACCTCCAACCGTCCTTCTATCAGATATACTACTGAGACTTTCGTCGGTCGCAACATAGACAACAACTATGTAGCAACTTACTTCCCAGACGTATACATTGAAGACTCATCCAATTTCCGTAGGGTCAAAGTTGCTCCATCTATTTCAGCTCTTGGAGCAATAGGATTTAACGACAAGGTATCTTATCCTTGGTTCGCTCCAGCAGGCTTCAATAGGGCAGCCCTTGATTTCGTCACCAATGTTCATGTAAGACTGAACAACAGCGACAGGGACGTCCTGCAGGATGCAAGAATTAATCCAATCGCAACTTTCCCAAATACCGGGTATGTAATCTTCGGTCAAAAGACGCTGCAGCTTGCCAAGTCCGCTCTGGACCGCGTCAATGTTCGTCGTCTTCTCCTCGAAGTCAAGCGTATCGTCGCGGACATTGCAAACCGCCAGCTGCTCTTCGAGCAGAACACCGTTGCAACCCGCCAAAAGTTTGTCAATTCTGTTATTCCTCAGCTCGCTCTAATCCAGGCGCAGTCTGGAATTGAGCGCTTCAGAGTGGTAATGGATGAGACTAATAACACGGCAGCTGATGCTGATGCAAATAGAGTTAATGGCAGAATAGTTATCGTCCCAACAAGGGTGATAGAATTTATCGCAATAGACTTTATCATCACGAATGCTGGCGTCGAGTTCGTGTAATAGTTAGAGGTTAATAGGAGCTTCAATATGGCTGAGCTGACGTTTAAGAGTGCAGGAGTTGGGCTGAGAGAGATAGACCTGTCTGGTCCAACGAGCGTTCGCCCCGTTGGCACTCCTGCAGGCGTCATAGGCACTGCAAACAGGGGTCCCGCTTTCGTTCCAGTCCTGGTGGCAAATTATCAAGATTTCGCCAGCAAGTTTGGAACTACGGACGGCGAAAAATACGGTCCGCTGGCAATGTATGAGTGGCTGAAGAACACTCAGGCTGGCGTGTATGTAAGAGTTCTTGGCGCTGGCGACGGAAAGAAGAGAGTTTCTTCTGGCCTGAATGTCGGCAAGGTAAATAACGCTGGCTTCGTCGTAGGAGACGAAATCGTCCAGGACAGCGGAAATTTTGACCCAAATCCATATGCAGTAGGAAGCTACTCAGGAAGGGTTCATTTCCTCGGCTGCTACATGTCGGAGTCTGCAGGTTCTACCTACTTCTCTGAAGCAGGAATACAGACCACAGCGAAGGCAGTTCCTATAGTCCGTGGAGTTCTAATGACTCCATCTGGTGTTCTTGCCACGCTCTCGGCTTCCAGCGGAGATAACGTTCTTCCTTCTACCGCTGCTGCAGCATCCCTGGTTGGATTTGCAACTGGCACTATGGACATCAGCTCTGGCAAGCAGGAATTTGTCCTCTTCCTCTCTGGTCACATATCCACTGATACCCACAAGAATACGATATCAGCCTCTTTTGATCCAACTTCCACCAACTATTTTGGAAGAATCTTCAATACTGATATGACCAAGATTGAAGAAGCTGGTCATGTCCTCTATACGGAATATCCAGTCTACTCTCAGTATGCCATACCAACTGGTTCTGGTCTTACTTCGATAGGCTCTTGGGCCCAGCCAAGCTCTTTGCAGGACATTGCATTCTGCTTGAATTCATCTCTTACTCAGAACTCTGGTTCGACAGTGGTTCCAAACTATGAGGGATTTGAGGACAGGTTCCAGACAGCCTTCTCACCATGGGTTATCTCTCAAAACTTCGGCGGCGACCACTACAACCTCTTCAAGGTCCATGCTCTTGATGACGGCGCCTGGGCAAATACCAAGGTGAAGGTATCTGTCAGAAATCTGACTCCTTCCACAGACCCAACCTCACTATTTGGAACTTTCGACATCTTCGTCCGCGACTTCAACGACACCGATGAGAATCCAATAGTTCTCGAGACTTTTGTTGGTCTTAGCGTTAATCCAAATTCTGAGAGGTTCGTTGCAAGAGCCGTTGGTGACATGCACTCCTTCTACGAATTCGACCGCGAAGCCGGCGCTCAGAAGCTCGTTATGGATGGCTTGTATCCAAATGTCTCTACATACATCAGGATAGAAGTATCTGATGATGTAATCAACACCGAGGTTCCTGGAGATTCTCTGCCATTTGGTTTCCGCGGTCACTATCACCTTGTGACATCGGGCTCTAGCTTCTTGGCAGCTGCTGGAGAGAATGCCGATTTGATTGGAGCAATTCAGCCTCCTGTTCCTTTCAGACGCAAGATAACGCTCGGCCAGGGTAGCGGAATTAGAACTACTCCATACTTCCACTGGGGCGTTCAGTTCGAGACCAACGATTCTGTCGCTGAGCCAAATAAGAACAACTATGCAGATAAGGGCCCAGCCTCTCTAACCAAGTATTTTGCAACTTACCACACTGATTTTGCAAATCCTTGGGTTGGAGACAATGCCTCAACCCCAGATTCGAATGGAACTGTATACGACTCTGATAGATTCAACAATAACTTGTTTAGCCTTGAGCAAGTCCAGGTCTATACCAATTCCTTCAGCCTACCAGATCCAAATCTTTGGACATCTGCATCATACTCCAGAGACGGCGTCCTCTCTTCTGGATTTGACCGCTTCTTGCAGACTTCTGACCTTAAAGATTCTACAACAAGAGCCTTCGCTAAATTCACTTTCCCACTTCAGGGTGGTTTCGATGGACTCAACTCCTTCGATTCTGAGCGCTCAAAGCTCACCAACCTTGCAGCAAAGAGAGAGATGGATTACACTGCTGACCAGGGCGGCCCGCTTGGACCAACTGTAGCAGCTTATCGCAAGGCGGCTGATATTCTGGGCGAGCGCGATGATGTTGATATTCAGCTCCTTGTCGCTCCAGGTATGAGAGAGCCAGGTGTCACAAACTACCTAATCGATTCTGTCGAGAACAGGTTCGATGCTCTCTACATCATGGATATTCCTGAATACAACAATTCAGGCGTGGTAATTACTGGTTCTGATACACCTTCTGTAACACAGACTGCAAACAATCACTCAAATAGAGTCTTGGATACCTCGTTTGCAGCTGCATACTACCCAGATGTTGTCATGACAGACCCTTCTACGCAGACTAATCTGGTTGTTCCACCATCGGTCGCAGTTCTCGGGGCTTTTGCACTCAACGACAAGATTGCATATCCTTGGTTCGCACCAGCAGGCTTCACCCGCGGCGCTCTCTCAAGCGTTGTTGAAGCTCAGGTGAAGCTCAACAGGCCAAACCTTGATACCCTCTACTCTGCTAACATCAACCCAATTACTACTATCCCAGGACAGCCATCTCCAATAGTCTACGGCCAAAAGACACTGCTTGCAAGGTCTTCTGCACTCGACAGGGTGAATGTCCGCCGCCTGCTTATTGAAATTCGTCGCAGAGTTCGCTCTGTGTCAAACACATTCCTCTTCGAGCCAAATAGGGAGTCCACTCTGGCTCGCTTCTCAGGGCTGGTTAATCCAATCCTGAAGCAAATCCAGGCCCAACAGGGTGTCGAGAGGTTTAGGGTCATTATCGATACTTCGACAACGACTCAGGCTGATGTGGAGAACAATACTGTCAGGGGAAGAATTTACGTCCAACCAACAAAGTCTATCGAATTCGTTTCTCTGGATTTTGTGGTTTCTAACGCTGGCGCTTCAATCTGAAATCACGAGCAAGATATTTAGGAATTAGGAGAATTTAATATGGCAGAGACACTTGCAGTAAGCGATATGCTCCCAAATCGCTTCGAGCCAAAGAGGAAGTTTCGCTGGGTCCTCTCTATCGAGGGAGTCGATGCCTTCCTCGTGAAGGGCGCAGCCCGACCACAGGTTGACATTGGTTCAACTGAAATCCACTGGATTAATACCGTTCGATACGTTGCCGGCAAGGCAAAGTTCGGAACCATGAGCATCACCCTGTATGACCCAATTGCTCCATCTGGCGCACAGCAGGTCATGGAATGGATTCGCACTCACTATGAGTCCGTATCGGGTCGCTCTGGTTATGCAGACTTCTACAAGAGAGACATCCAGCTGAAGATGCTTGACCCAGTTGGAACCGTTGTAGAACTCTGGGATATAAAAGGCGCTCAGATAACTCAGGCCAACTTCAACGACCTGACTTATGATGGTGAAGACGCACAGGAAATTGCTCTCACCATCCAGCCAGACAACTGCATATTGCAATACTGAGCTGTAACAGTTCCAACTGGAATGTTATACTTATGCCAAGGGGTGAATCCGCTTGGCATTTGTTTTTTCCTGTCCTTGTTGCAACTTTGTCTCAAAGCAAGAGCCAAGATTTTTGGCACATCTCCAGGAATCTCACAGTCTCAGCGATTTAGAGGCTTATGTCTCTAATTTCTGCAGAGGAATTTCTCCATCTTGTAAATGTGGCTGCGGCAGTCCTTCTCCGTGGAAGGGCTGGAAGTTAGGATTCTCTGATTTCATCCGCGGGCACAATGCGAGGGTTAGTAGTTCTTTCACGGACC